CTGATGATGTTATTGCTCATGTAGTTACAAATCCGCTTGGCAATGAACAAAATATGTATTATATTATGAGTACGGATAAAGATTTTTATCAATTAGTTTCGGATAATGTTCACGTTTGGTCTCCGACGAAGAAAAAGTTGTATACACCTGAACTTTTGTTAGAGGAGTATGGAATAACATCAAATAATTTTATAATGTATAGAATATTAGATGGCGATGTATCTGATAATATTGATGGAGTAAAGGGAATAGGTATAAAAACGATTCATAAAAAACTTCCAATTTTATCGGAATCAACTGAAGTGACAATTGATAGTTTGCTTAGTTTTTGTAATGGAAAAGATGGAAAAGTATATGAATCTCTGTTAAATTCCGAGGATTTGTTAAGAAGAAACTTTCAATTGATGCAGTTAAAGAATGTAGATATTTCTGGAACATCAAAACTGAAAATAATTGACGCTATTCGTGATGAAGTTCCTCGGTTAAACAGATGGAATTTTGAAATGCTTGCCAGAGAAGATTATATTAATGGATCTTTTCCAAATTTAGAGCACTGGCTTAAGGAATGCTTTGATAAATTAAATTCATATGGAATAATGCATGCAAAATAATATAGATAGGATTTCACAGTATGGTTATAAATTTCAAATTAAATTAATATATTCATTATTAAACGATAATAAATTTTTAGAACAAATCGTAGAAGCTCTTGATACCAAATATTTTGAAAATGATTCATTTACTTGGTTAGTAGATACGATAAAGGCACACTTCAAAAAGTATAAAACTGCGCCGTCATTAGAAGCACTTGCTGTATATGTAAAAGAAATTTCAAATGATCTTTTACGAGACACAGTAAAAAATGCGTTACGAGATATGTTGCAGGACACCGATAACACCGATTTTATAAAAGACAAAACTATTGAATTTTGCCAGGATCAGGCTCTTAAAAATGCAATATTTGATGCTGTCGGATTATATCAAAGTGGAAAACGAATTGAAGTTCGCCATTTGATAGACAACGCTTTAAAAGTTGGTATAGATAGTAATATTGGACACGATTATTTAGAAATGTTTGCTCAAAGAATTGAGCAATCGGCTAGATTAACTGTGTCAACTGGATGGAGAGTTATAGATAATATAACCGGTGGTGGGTTGGGGCCCGGAGAATTGGGTGTTGTAGTTGCTCCTTCTGGCGTTGGTAAAAGTTGGAATTTAGTTAGTATGGCTGCTTCTGCTGTAAAACGAGGACTCAATGTTGTATACTACACGATGGAGTTGAGTGAGGCATATACTGGACTGAGATTTGATAGTCATTTTACTGGAATAGATTCTTCAAATATTCAATATCATCAAGATGAAGTTTTACATTTGATGAGAACTATGCCGGGAACTCTTATAATTAAGTATTACCCGACTAAATTTGCTACGGTTCAGACTTTACGTAGTCATATTGAAAAAATGAAAATTATACGTGGATATACACCAGATGTTATATTCGTTGATTATGCGGATTTATTAATTGGCGTTGGGACCGAGAAAAGATTTGTTTTGGAGAATATTTATGAGGAGTTAAGAGGACTTGCGGGCGAGTTGCAGGTACCGCTGTGGACGGCTAGCCAGGCAAATCGTTGTCATGTTTTAACTGACAAAGTTATCACTGTAAATGGTGAAACCGAGATTGGAAATATTAAAGTTGGTGACGAGGTTTTGACTCATAAAGGATATAGAAAAGTAACTGAAGTATTTCCAGTACAATCTCAGGCTGTGTATAAAATTAAATTAAAATCTGGAAAGGAAATAACAATTTCTTCAAATCATGAATTGCCAACTTTATATGGTAAACTAAAATCCATAGAAACTGGACTTACTGTTGGTGACAAACTTTTTACAAAAAAATAGGAATATTAATGAAATTACACGATTTAAATATATCAGATTTTGAAATGGATGAAATTGTATCTATTGAATTGGTAGGCGAGCGTGATACTGTTGATATTACGGTTGATGATACTCATATGTTTTTTGCTAATGGAGTGTATTCTCATAACTCTTCATTGGAAAATGATGTAATTGAAGCCGATAAAATTGCAGATGCATATTCAAAAATCATGGTGTCTGATTTTGTTATGAGTGTTTCTCGTAAAATAAATGATAAGGTTAGTAATACAGCCAGATTTCATATTATAAAAAATAGATTTGGTAAAGATGGTATGACATTTCCAGCCGATTTTAACGCTTCAATTGGATTAATTGATATCCATGAGGATACCAGTTCTCCAGGAAAAGAAGTAGTTCATAAAATGGAAAATGGAAATGAAGTTGTTCGTCAATTATTAAAGAGAAAATATGATGAATTAGAAGGTGATGGATTTGAATAATGGGATTTTTTGATTTTTCAGATTCTACAAATGAACAACTTTTTTTTGAGGAGTGCAAAACACCCGCGCAAACTCAATTATTTGGAGAAACTATTGAAAAATATCATAGTTATGTAAAATATGTAAACCCGCCACAACGTAGATTGAATTGGAATGTGTATGAAACAAAAAGCGGTAATCATGTGGGTGCTATAGGACTAAGCAGCTGCGTCCTTGCAATAGCAGCACGTGATTCTTGGATTGGGTGGGATAAGGATGATCGGATCAGTCATTCTAACAATGTCGCTAACAATTACCGCTTTTGTTTGATACAAAATAATATAACGATACCTAATGTGGGATCAATGACTCTTAAATTACTTCGTAAACATGGAAGGGTAAGATGGAAGGAAAAATATGGGGATGAATTAGTCTTATTAGAGACATTCGTCCAACCTAAAATAGAGGGTAACGATGAAAACCAAAGGAACGGAGCCGTATATTTAGCTGATAACTGGATACTAGTAGGGGAAACTATGGGGAACAGTATCAGCAAGGCTCCGTTACTTTTGTGGAAAAAAGAAGATAGTCCGAGAGGTGAATTAGCAAGAACTGATCCAGAAGCTGCTATAAAAAAATATGCAGTGGCAAGTGAAAGATTTCATATTACAACAAGTGAAAAGAAACTTGTTTTTGTTAAACCTTTGGTAAAAAATTGGAAAAAAATTTTAATAAAAAACTAATTTTATTAATAACCTGTTGTATATTTATATGACAATAGGTTATAACCGACCTTACAATCGCATTTTTAATTTAAATTTTGGAGAATAATATGACTTTATCTAATGAGATATTGTCGGGCATTACTGTCTACATGAAGTATGCTCGATACCTACCAGACCAATATAGACGAGAAACTTGGGAAGAAATTGTAACTAGAAACAAGGAAATGCATCTTAAAAAGTTTCCACACTTGGCAAGTGAAATTGAAGAAGCATACAAATATGTATATGATAAAAAGATATTACCGTCAATGAGAAGTTTGCAGTTTGCGGGAAAACCAATAGATGTAAACCCAACAAGGCTATATAATTGTTCATTCCTTCCAATAGATGATTGGAGAGCATTTTCTGAAGTAATTTTTTTACTTTTGGGAGGTACTGGAGTGGGATATAGTGTACAATTTCATCATATTGATAAATTACCAGAAATACGAAAACCTATTAAAACAAAACGATATTTAATAGGAGATTCTATAGAAGGTTGGGCAGATGCAATTAGAGTTTTAACGAAATCGTATTTTACAGGGGGGCCTAAACCAATATTTGATTTTAGAGATATTAGGCCCAAAGGTGCTAGATTAATAACTAGCGGTGGGAAAGCTCCTGGACCAGAACCATTAAAAGAATGCTTATTTCAAATAGAAAAGATTTTAGATAGAAAAGGTGATGGAGATAAATTAACTCCGTTAGAAGCGCATTTAATTTTATGTCACGAAGCTGATGCTGTTTTAGCTGGTGGTATTCGGCGTGCTGCAATGATATCATTATTTTCATTTGATGATGATGATATGCTGACATGCAAATTTGGTAATTGGTGGGAAACTAATCCAGAATTGGCGAGATCTAATAATTCGGCAGTAATAGTGAGAAATAGAATTGAAAAATCTGAATTTATTAATTTGTGGGAAAAAATAAAAGCATCCAGATCTGGAGAACCTGGATTTTTCTTTACTAATGATATTGAATGGGGATTAAACCCATGTTTTACAGGAGATACAAAAGTTTTAGTTAAAGATCACGATGTAGTATCAGATGGTGAAATAGTTGCAGTTGGTCAAGTATATGAAATTCCTATTAAAATGTTAGTGGATATGCGAGATAATGAACAGCCATTACCAATGGCGGTAAGCTATAATACTGAAACAAATGAAATAGAATATAAAAACATAGATGATGCTGCATTGACTAGAAAAAATTCTACAATTATAGAAGTAGTATTGGAAGATGGTACTTGTATCAAATGCACACCAGATCATAAATTTTATACAAAAAATAGAGGATATGT